TATCTTGTACGGCCGGATCAGTTGTTGTAATATCGGGAACAAATTTAAGATTTACAGAGGATGCAATAGCAGAGGGTTCACATTTAAGCGCAAATAGCTCCGATTTAATTTTAAGTTCGACTGCAACTTCTACAATTGCTTTTAGTTCGTCTTTAATTTTTGTTGTAGATACAGATTCTAAAAAGTATCACATAAAAGCAAAAGATTCGCATTTGATATTATCATCTTCTTATTGTGTTGTTATATCTGGATCAGTAGGAACAGAGGGTAAAACAGTTGCTCAAATTTCAACAGGTTCGTGGAAAGCCGGTCAAATGGGATATGTAACAAATGGAAATGGTGGCGTTTCATGCTTGGCCGTATATAATGGTACAAATTGGTTAAGAATTGCTTTAGGAGCGGTAATAAATTCAGCAGCATAAAAAGAAAATAAAAAATTATTAATTTTAGATAATTATATAGGAAGATAACAGGTAAATAAATGGCAATTTTAGATCCAAAAACAACTATATTAGACTTTAACTTGACCGATAAAGGTCGAGAATTATTATCAAAAGATCGTTTAAATTTTACATATTATGCATTTTCAGATGTAGGTATAGATTATTCAGGTTCTTTCTTAAAATTGGATAAAATGCATTTTTCAGGCATTTTAACAAGCTCAACGTATGACGATTTTGTCCATAGAGAATTTATTAATTTTGAAGTTGACCAAAAAAAAGGCTATAATAATCAAGAACCTCTTGATTTAGATACATTTTTATATACAATATCAGTTAATTCTAAAGTACTACCCGAAATTAGGTTGTCTACGAGTGGAACATTAACAATAACAAGAACACATCAATTGGTAAATATGGATAATATAAAAGATTTACAATATATTACAAACGTACAAGGAATTGCAATAGGATATGGGAAACTTGATTTAAAAACATCTGAAAAAGAAAATTATAGGCTTTCTCAATTAATGAAGGATATTTCAAAAAAGGAATAAATTGAATGCCAATAAAAGGCCCTAGTGAAGTAGGAAGTGGACAAATTTATTTTCCAAGCACGGGAAAGGTATATGATTTTAATAGTTCTTCAACAAAAACTTTAGAACAAACACAAAAAGAAATAAAAATAAGTTCTGTTGAACAAATTGTTATTGAATCACTGAAAAAAGGAAGATTAGACGTTGTAATAGGTGTTAGTAATGAAACTATTGATATAAATTTGTTTGATGATACAGGATATTATGATGGAAAAAGTGGATATTTGGTGGAAGTTTTTATGTCGTCGGCAAGTGGTTTAACAAAAATGTATAAAAATGATATTAATAATCCACAAACAGGGAAAAGAGAAGCAGAAGGTTATAATAATTATTTTTATTTGACCGTGAGATAAATTAAAATGGCTGAAATGTTAAAAGGATTTTATAGTTTTTCTAAGGGCGATTTAGAAAAAGTAAGCGAAAAAATAAAAGCGTCAGAAAATAAAGATTATTTGAAAAACGAAAAGGAAACTTTTAGAACAACAATAATATCAGCAGAGAGCGATCCTAGAGTGAGTGGTCCGTATTTGGCGGTTGCTCCAGATATATATTTTTTTGATATGTTGTACGATGCCTACAAAAATCCAAACATTCAAATAAAGTGGAGAATTTCAAGAGAAAAATATGATGTGACCAAAGTAAAAGGATTTAACGTCTATAGAAAAAAAAATAAAGTTTATAAGTCACTTGACAATTATTTAAATACGATTGATGCGTTTGATAAAATATCGGTTGGGATTACAAAGCAAGGGAAGTTTTCGTCAGAGAAAAAAGCAATGCAATATTTAGATAAGAGTTTGATTCCATTGGAATCTATGAATCCAAATTTATCAAAATTAGAATCCGAAGCAAAATCAAGACAACTTTCAACAAATGAAGAATATACATCTTCAAACAAGAGAAATATATCAACGCATGTTCCTTCTTCTCAAGTACCAACAAAAATGACATCAGAAGATGAAAGTGTAACAAAAAATATATTTGAGAAATTAGTTTTTATCGATTATAGCAAAAATGTAGCCCTACAAAAAAGAAAACAAGTGTACGTTTCTGAAGATGATTATGTTGATTTTGAATATGTTGATAGTAAAGTTGGTTATGGTGATAAATTTATTTATTGCATAACGACACTTTTAGAAGATGGAAGAGAAAGCAATCAGTCAAACCAAATAGACGTTGAAGTGAACGATTTAAAACCTGTTGATGTGCCAAAGTATTTTAAAATATATCAAATTGGTGAAAATGCAACAAGAATGCATTTTATAATCAACACAAAAGATGATGTTTTGTGGGCCTTTATTTTTAGAATGGCCGAGGATGAAGTGTCATATAAATTGGTTGGTAAGGTAAAAAATAATAAAAATACAACGTTAGGGTTTACGGACAAGGATTTAATATGTGGTACAAATTACAAGTATAGAATTTTTTTGCAAAATATATATGGTGTATATTCTTCTCCGACTGAGGCTAATATAACCATTAATTCACAGAAAGTAAAAGGAAAGAGCGTAACAAATAACTTAAAAGATCCTATAATGATGGCCTTGCAAGATCAGAATTCAGATAATATAAAAATTATTGTTAATTTTAATGATCCGAGAATTCTTTACTATGAACTAACAAGAAGAAATTTGACATTGTATGAAAGAGATTTTACCGTACCAAATAATATGGGTACTTATGGTGTTTCGTGGGATCAGGGAAATAAAATATATCCAAAAAAACATAAAATATCACCCAATAGAGAGGATACCGAAGCGTCAAACCCAACAACCACGATAACAGCAGAAGACAGTGCAAAAACGGCTGATGTGAGTATAGCACAAAAATTAGAAGGTGTTGTTTCTACTTCAATAGATACAGATATTGCCACTTTTATTGATAATACAATTACATTAAATCATATATATCAATATAGAATTATTGGCTTTGATAGCTTTAGAAACAAGACATCTGCAACATTAAAAACAATAAGAGCAACAGGTAAAAAAAGCGTACCAGAACCTATTAATTTGGTCATGGACATTTTAAACAAAAGTCCATTAAGCATAAGAGTATATTGGAATATTGCAGGAAAAGATAAAAGATATGCTTATATTTATGATCCTGAAAAAAATGAATATAGTTTAAAAGAGGTGGATTCAACAAAACCGGTACAATTAGAAAATAAAGTTGAAAAAACCAGTTTTTTAGTACAAAGAAGAAAAACAGGTGGAAAAGATTTAAATTTTCCAATGTTGGACGACATGACAACTAATTTTGTAGCGGATAGCACCGGAACAGATATGAGACGGAAATAATAATACTGATATACAACCAGCTTCGGATTATCCACCATTTTTAGAATATAATACTTATTATTATTATAAAGTTGCATTTATTGACAGAGAAAGAGGCATTCAAAGTAATTTTTCAAATGAATTAAAAGTGCCAACATTTTTGCCTTTGGCGACGCCAACGGATGTTGTTGCTTATTATGATAAATTTAAATTCCCTAAAAATATAATGATAGAGTGGACCTCCGAAAAAAATAGATTTTATCCAGATCATTGGGTCGTAGAAAGAAAAACTACAGCTTTTGGGGCACCTTTTGAAGTTATTGGGAGTACATATTTAAGAGAAAGATTTTATGATACAAATATAGAAAATAATAAAATGTATATTTATAGAGTGACAGCATATGATAATATGAACAGAAAAGCAGAGAGTTTTTTGACTGCAAGAGCCGAGACATAAAATGCAAGATTTATTGAATTTTAAAAAAGAAGTAATAAAAGCAAAATCTAAAGTTTTTATGGATTTTATTAATAATAATGCAAATTTGCTATTTACAATGGAATACCAAAAAGAAGATGGAACTTTTGTTGGTGTTTTGGTTGCGTGGGAAAAATATGTATCACTTGGTCAAACGTTACTTTTGGATAAAAAAATAGATATTTCTACCGAAGCAACACATTATGAATTATTTAAGAGAAACGTTTTTTCTAAATTTGGTGAATATGATAGAATAATATTTGTTGACAAAGAATCACTAAAGAAAGAAACAAAATATTTTATTTCGTATGTTGAAAAAGTATTAAATAAAAAAATAAATAAAGATGAAATATTTATTATTTTAGACAAATCAGTAAAACAAGATAGAATTTATGATTATAAAGTTAAAGGCGCGTTTGTTCCGAAACACTATATTGAAGTGTATTATGATGTAATATTAAAAGGAAGGAATAAATTAACAAATAAATTAATCGATCCAACTTTATCCCTTGATAATTTAGCAAAAGCGTTATTTGGGGCTCACAGATATGCTTGGATTTTAGCCCTTGTAAATCCCGATATTATATATTTTAATACTGAGTTGGTGGTGAGCGGTGTTAAAAAAAATACCATACAGATACCTAATAAAATAGAAGATGTGATGACGATTATAAAAGAATCAATTTCAATGTTTGGATTAAAAAATACATTTAGAACGATTGGTTTTATGCTTGGGACAGGCGATGAAGAGATTTTATGTGAAGAGTATCAGATATTTTTGGATTCAATAAACGAAAAAGATAATATATTTTCAAAAACAACTTTTGATAAAAAATGTGCAGATAGAAAAATACCTGTTCAAATTGATATATATGGTAATAAAAATGTATTAAATTTACAAGATTTGTCTGAAGTTATGCAAGTTTTGTTTAATTTTGTTATACTTTGCACATATTCTGGTACTCCTATGTTAAAATCGTATCTTAGAGAGCGCTGTATACCTCCTTATCCTCCTTCATTAAAGGAATAATAATGGCACCAATAGTAATTAATATACCTGTAACTTCGGCAACAACAACACCTTCAACGGGAAATCAAATAGTAGCATCAATTGATTCAATAAAAGCCATAACAGGTCCAAAACTTGAAGAAACAAGTATTACTTTTGGACAAAAAGTAGAATTTCCATCACAAGAAAAAGGTAAAGTTGAATTGGTTGGGGAAGGACTTTATCAAAACGGAACAATTGTTGAAGTATTGAATTCGTCACAAAAAATATCACCTGATAAAAATCCAATAATGCAAATAATAATAGCTGCTGCTTCAACAACAAGCAATAAAATAACAACAAATATAAAAGTTAATTTAGAACGAGATGAGAATGAAAAAATATATGGTACAACAAATAGTGATGTATTTATTAAAAATATGGAAGGCGCGAAAGATACAACAAAAAAAGAAATAGCAATTGTTTTGGGCAGTATATATAAAAATAAGTCGGATATTTTAAAGATAATAAACGAATCAAAAAAAGTTGATCTAGAACTTGCTTTTCATTCAAAAGAAAGTCCGGTGTTGGAATTTAATTCATTACAAGTACCAACGCTAAAGCAAAAGATTGTTTATAATTTTTATACAGAATCAGAGGAAAATGTATCTTTTGAAGAAGATCCGAAAAATGATCCCTTATTCAAAACTAATTTAAATAAAACACCCAGATATATAAGATTATCATGGATTCCGGTTTCAATAAGAGAACCTGTGAGACATGAGACAAAAAAAGGGAAAGATGAGAAACAAAAAAATAATGATTATTTTGGTACACCAAAAGGCGCTGTATCATTAAATGGAAACTCAAATATAGAAAATAAAAATTCATATACAACGCAACAAAATAAAACAACACCGATAATAAAAGATGGAATGACATTGAAATTAATTGATACACATAGTTTAGATAAGGCGTTTGATCTGAATTCAAATTCAACTATATATCAAAATAGTATTGATGTTATAACGGGAATAACAGAGAGCAAAAGTACAATACAGAATGCATTGGTTGAGGTTTTAACAGAAAAAGAGACAGAAAAAAAAGAAGAAGAAGAAAAAACTTCTACAACTGACACTCAAGCAACTCCACCATCAACAACTTTTGTGGCTCCAACAAAAACATCAACAACTTTGACAAACCAAATTTCAAGGAGTCCGCTTAAAACATTGGGCGGAAGATAATTTATGTTTTTAAGAACAACTTTTAGCAAGAGAGGAATGAAAAAAATTTATGGTGAAACAATTGTTGAAACCAATGGAAAAGAAAGTGTAGAGTCTGCGGTTGGTGATTTTGCCAAACTAATAGACGAAAATGATATAAAAAGCGGTGACGCAATTAAGTCGCCGTCGGTTGCGGATTTCTCTGGTATGTCTTATATTGGGTATTTAATTGAAAAACAAAGACTAGATGAAAGCACGGGATTGTGGAAAAAAATTGATGAATATAAAATAATAGGAGCACTATCTGACACATATTATGATACGAGAGTTGCTTACGGAAAAGGATATAGATACAGAATAAAATCATTAATAAAAGTAACAAAGCCCGAAGAAGTATTGACATCTTTAGATGATGTACAGCAAGATCCAAGAAAAGATGATGTAGAACAATTTTTGAGTGATATAGAAAAAAATAAAGATGTTTTAAAAAATATAACAGAATACGTTAACAAAGGATTGTCTACACAAAGAGGAACAACCGCAACGAATCAAAAAGAAGGAAGATCTGATAAAAAAATGGGAGGCGAAGCAACAATACCTATTGGAAATTTCATAATAAATTTAGTGGACAACAATATGATCGTGACAAAAAAAGCCACAAATACTTCAATCGCAAGTATAAACATGATGACAAATCCTACATTTTTGGATGGCGAAGTTTCACAGGCAGATTTAAGAAATGCACTAAATAAAGAATTAGAATTAAAAAATATAGGCGATACAGGAAATACACAAGGTACAATAGAGTATAATTCTGAATATTATTATAGTAAATTTCAAAAGGGTTGGTCTTATATACTTGTTACTGATAAAGAAATTCCTCCTTGTCCTTCTTATTTTATGATTTATCCGGACAGTAAAAACAAAACAATGAGAATAATTTGGACAGCGCCAGATAATAAACAAAAAGATATAAAATATTACCAATTAAGAAGAAGAAGCAGCATTAAAGATGGTTGGATGTTATTAAAAAAATTTGATAATACAGTTTATAATTGGACTGATAAATATGATATGCAATTTGGAAGAAAATATATATATACAATTTCTTCAATAGATGTACATGGTTATGAATCATTTTTATCAATACAAGTACAAGTTGAATTAAATCCAAAATACATAACAGAAAAAGAAGAAAAACCATTAAAATTAATAAATACAGCAGGAGCAAGACCTGATCAATACACACAAAATTTAGGTCATTCAGTGGGAACCGAGATAGATATATATAGCAAAGTTATAAAAAGTTCGGTTGAATTGCCTCCTCCGATTATAGCTCAAAAGGGCATTTTGACGTTTGAGGCAAACCCAAATTATGATGAAGACAACAGGACATTTATCATAAGAGTAAAAAGTTTGGACATGCACGCAAAAGAAGAAATAAAGTTAGTATTAAAAAATGTGCTCATAAACGAAAAAGAAACAAAAAAATAAAAACTTATTTGTTTTAAAAGTATAATTATTAATGAAATATATTATCAAGGAGAATTAAAATGGGTATTTTAGACAATTCAAATAATGTAATAACGGTAGATGCGGTATTAACCGATCTAGGAAGAGAGAGAATAGCAAGAAACGATGGTAGTTTTGAAATAGTAAGATATACTTTTGCAGACGATGAAATAAACTATAAATTATTTAATCCAAACACGGGTTCTTTACAGCAAGATGCCGACATAGTAAATACACCAATTTTTGAAGCATCAGTAAATGAAAAAATAGCACTAAAATATCCTTTAATTACAATAAATAACCCTGACTTAAAATATTTGCCAATTTTAGATGCAACAGTACTTGCTTTAACGTTGGGCGAAAAAACAGATTCACAAGTTGGTAAAACGTTGGAATTTAAGCAAAAAATGCAAACAACCGGACGCACCGTACAAAGTGAAATTGTTGATGCAGCTTTTTCTATAACTTTGAATAATGATTTATTGTTTATCGAAAAACAAACTCCGGTCAGTATTTCGCCATTTGGAACAGCACAATATATTATACCAAGAGCAGCAATTGGAGCAGATCAAGGTGCACAAGTTAAATTTAATTGTGCAGTACAATCACTTACATCGGATATTTGGAGTACTTTGGGCAGCGGTGCAGTTGGTAGTAGAACAATTACTGCGACAGTAAAATGTCAAGGGTTGATATCGGGATTATATGAGGAAGTAACAATAACAATAAATGAAGAATTTAGCAGGTAATAAAAAAAATAAAAATAAATATTTAAAAAAGAGGTTTTAACATGTCATTTAAAGACTTTGATTTAGCAAACGATGTAAACATACAATTATCAGTTGTTAATGAAGTAATGGCCTTAACAGGAAGCTATTTCTCAGGAACAGATTATTACAAAAAGAAATACATCAATATAACTTCAGGAAGTTATGTGTCAGGTGGATTTTGGTCAACCTTTTACGATGGTTCTCCAACTTCAACTTCTTCTAGTGCATTAATTGATTTTACTTATGGACATTCAACTTCATCGTTAATGTATGGATATAGTGAGACATTTTTGCAAACTGAGAAGAATAAAATTTATGAGCAGATGGCCAATTATTTATTGGGCGATAAAAGCTCTATTTTTACATTTAACAGCATTAAATATCGTGAATGTTTCTTTTTGAACATGAAAAGACGCATTTTTAAGGATGAAATTGCCAAAGGAAATACGGTTATTAGTCTTCAAATGACAGGCAATACGGCAGGAAATGCTTTAAATTTGACCGATACGGGCGCAGCAAGTGCATATACGGTTGGATCGGCTGGCGAAGAAGCAAATGTGTATAGTGGTTCAAGTGTTATTGGAAAAGTATATTATAATGCAGGCATAATAGTTCTTGCAACAGGTGCTTTTGTTCCGGCTGCTTTAAATCATTCACCACATTGGTCAGGATCGTCAAGAGGTGAATTATACAATAACTGTATCACAGGAACAATAGATAATATATGCGATGGTCTTGCGAATCATATAAACAATATTCAATTTCACAATCAGACCAACTTGCATTCAACTATCTATTTTTGTAGGGCCTTAAATAACGAGTTCAATTACAGTTCAAATCCAACATTTGTTGATGGAGATGGAAGAATTTTGCCGACAAGCGGAAGCGACAATCAAACTTGTGCATACCCAACCGGTATTGGCTTGTACGATGTGAACAATAACCTTTTGGGTGTGGCAAAATTGAGTGAGCCGGTTAAGAAAGGCCCGGATTCAGAAATAGTAGTTCGTTGCAGATTATCATATTAATTTATCAACAAAATCAACCACTTACATTTATTAAAATATAACTTGACAAAATATAATTTTTGTGCTATAATATAGGTATAATAAAATGGCCGCAAAATTAACCGTAGAACAATTTAAAGAAAAATTATTTAAAACTAAAGGCGATGAAGTAACTTTGGTCGAAGAAACATACGTAAATGTTGGAATAATGTGTATTTTTATAGACAAAGATCACGGAAGATGGCCATGCAAACCTGGTAATGTTATATATAAAAAATATGGGCACCCACTGAGAAGATCAGAAAAAATATCAAAAAGCAAAACAATACCACTTGAAAAGATTAAACAAAATTTAAAAAAAAATCGTGGTGATGGAATTACGATTGATGAAAGTACATATAAAAACACAAATACAAAATGTATTTTTATTGACGAGGATTATGGACCGTGGCCAGCAAGACCGACCGATGTAATAAACAAGAGAGAAAGTCATCCCAAAAGAGCGCAACAACAAAGAATAAAAACTTCAACATTGGACGTAGAAACAATAAAAGAAAGAATCAAACAATTAAAAGGAGATGTATTAATAATTGATGAATCAACTTATATTAATACAAAAACAAAATGCAGGTTTATTGATAAAGATTTTCCAAATGATGAATGGTGGGAAACTCCAAATAACATACTAAGTAAAAATTGCGATCACCCCAAAAAAAGAGCAGGAAAAATTGCTCAAACTTGTTTTGAGAATTATGGCGTTAAAAACCCTCAACAGAATAAGGAGATACATTTAAAAACAACTAGATCTCAAAATAAACACACAATAAAACACAATTGGGAAACCGGCGAAGAGATTGATTGTCAAGCAGGCTGGGAACCTTTAGTTGTTGATCATTGGAATGAAGACAAAGAAAGATTTCGTTGGCAGATTCCTTTTGAAAACAAAGAGAAAGGTTATGTTTATTTTGTTGATGCATATTTGCCTGATAAAGATATTTATATCGAGATTAAAGGAAGAAAATTTGAAAAAGGTATGAAAAAATGGGAATGGTTTCATAAAGAACACCCAAATAGTGAATTGTGGGATGAGAAAAAACTTAAATCACTTGGCCTATTAAAGGGCAAGAAAAACAAACAAAAGGTTCTGATAATCCCAAGAAATAGCCAATAAAAATTATAAAAATTATATAATTATTAACATGTCGTATTATAGATTTGGACCTGAAGACATTCTCAACACAACCTTAAAGACTTATCCTAAGTCGACAATAGAACTTAACGGAAATATTATAACTGGCTCAGTATATCTTGAAAATAGTTATATTATTTCACAATTTGGTCCAAAATATTCAAATTTAAACACGAGAACATACAAAGGATATAGTCAAAGAAAAGCGGGATTTGTTAATTTTACTGGTCCATTTACAGCGTCTGTGTTGTTTAAATCTGCAATTTCGGGTAGCACAAATAATATTTTATTTCATTCAATTTCTGGTACGTTATATCCATATTACAAAGTAGAAAATGCGGATTATAAACCTGAATATGGCGGAACAAAATCAACTTTTTTTAGGATAATTGATATTCCTTCAATTTATTATGATAAACGTGTTTTAACAGGATCTTTCTCGGCGTCAGACTACAATTCTGCTGGTGAATGGAGGGAGATATTTGACAATGGAAGAGGTGGAGTATATTCTGGTAGTTTGACAGCAACCTTGGTGGGAAATATTTTTTATGATGAAGGAATTGTAACGTTAACAAAACCAGATTTGATTGATTTTGCAAACGTTTCAACCGAGAATTTAAAATGGAGAGTAAATTTCAAAGGGATTAACAATATTCCTATTAAAATATTTAATTGCAGATGTCCGGCAGGGGATTGTAATGCCTCAACCAACCCGACCTTTTATCAACAGCCTGATACGGGGGATTACAAGAATCAGAAAGAGATTATAATGGACAAAAAAGATACATATATAACGACAATTGGGTTGTATAATGATCAATTTGAACTTGTTGCCATGGCAAAGCTTTCAATGCCTATTAAAAAAGAACTTGCGACGAACATAAATTTTAGGTTAAAAATAGATATGTAATTTTGGTGGTTAATGATTCTTCGGACTTGACATAAGCACATCAGTAATTGGCTATACAATGTTGGATGCACAGTCCAAATTAATAGATTGTGGTCACATTGATCTAAAAAATGAAAAAGATCCCTTCAAAAAACTCTCATTGTTTAACAAATTTTTAGACGATTTTAAAGCAAAACACTGGGACAATTCTATTGTCATATATGTCGAAACGCCTCTCATGATGTTTTCGGCAAATCAATCTAGCGCACAAGTAATATCAAACCTTCAACATTTTAATGGAATGTGTTGTGCAGCAATTTATTTAAAATTGGGCCTTTGTCCAAAAATGGTCAATGCTTCCTCGGCAAGAAGATTAAATGGTATAACTGTTCCAAGAGGTGTAAAAGCAAAGGAAGTAGTAATGCACCATATAAAAGAAAAAAAATTAATCCCAGATGAGAAATGGGAATATAAAAAAACAGGCAAACCCAAAGAACACATGAAAGATGTTTGCGATTCGTATATAATTTCTGCTGCCGGTCTTATTTTAGAAAAATAATAAATAATTCTTGACAAAATATTTTTAATATGTTAGTATTAAAATATGGATTTAGATTTTTATAATTTATGTCCTTATATTTTTTGGGGCATTGTTTTATTAACAATTTTACATGGAGCGCCGAAGAAAAAATGAAATTAACTGAAAAAATTGCTGAAGAAGTATTTGATAATATTTATGAAAAACTTCATCAAAAATTTTATGATATTTTAACAATAGATGCGAATGAAAAACTTATTAATGATTTATTTGATATTATTGTAGATAATTTATGTGAAGTGTCTTTGAGAAAAAAGGATGACATTACTTCTTATATTAAAGAAGCTGTGTCAAAAAATATTGACAAAACATTTGATAGTGTTATTTGTTGTTATGTTGAAAGTCAAATGGCAAATTGGGTTAAAGAAGGAAAAGCTAGACAGGTATTTGTTGACGGACAAAATAACTTGCCCACAGAAGCAGACGAGGAAGACGGAGAAGAGTGTGATTGTCCAGATTGTAGACAAAAAAGAGATGGAATGGACGTTACAGATTTGTTAAACCCCGGAAAGAAAAATAAAAAAAGAAAGTTGAATTAATGCCTAAAAATATTTGTCCATATTGCAACAAAAAAGAAACGGTTATAAATATAAAACTAAAATGCTTATTTTTTTGTGATGATTGTTTTCAAAAATGGTTTGGATTTACAGTAGAAGAATATAAAAAAATAAGAAATAAAGAACAAATTAACAACAAACTATTAAATAACTATAGATTAAAAAGACCTTTTATAGGTTCAAATGGTGCGCAATATTGGTTCAAAGGGGGACAATTTCATCGAGATAAATTACCTGCTATAATTTATTTAAGGGAAGAGGAAGGAGAAGTTTATTACGAAAATGGAAACCCGATAATGTGAGGATTAATGTCTTTCTTACTTGACGAAAAAATAGCCTTTTTAAAAGGCGTTCTTGGTCGATATTATATTGGTTCAAGAAAAGAAGAACTTGTTTTTAAGTGCCCCTTTTGTGAACATAGAAAATTAAAATTACAAATTAATATTGAAAAAGATATTTGGCATTGTTGGACGTGTAATGAAAAAGGTAGTAATTTATACAGACTGATAAAGAAATTAGGAACAGCAGCAGATTTAGACAAATATAATAAGTTGTATAAAGCAACAAAAAAAGAGGACATAAAAGAAAAAAATAAAGATTTTATTAGAATTGGCTTACCCGAAACATATTATCCCTTAGTGGTTTCTGGTTCTTTTGTTGGGAATAAATTAAAGAATTATTTAGTCAATGAAAGAGGATTGACCGAACAAGATATTTTGAAGTGGAAAATAGGGGTAGCGTCAACTGAAAAATATGACAATGCGATTGTTTTTCCAAGTTTTGATAGATATGGGCAAGTTAATTATTTCACAGCAAGAACGGTGGATCCCAAAAGGTATCATTTGCCCAAGTCAGAAAATGGGTATAAAAGCAGCATAATAGTAAATGAAATGAATATTGATTTTGACAAACCGATTGTTATATTTGAAGGGTTTATAGATGCGATTAAGAGCGGGTTTGGTAATGCTGTGCCTTTATTGGGGAGCTTGTTGAGCAAAAATTCAAAACTTTTTGTTACAATTTTAGAACATAAAACAGTGGTTTATTTGGCGTTGGATGCTGATGCAATTTCAAAAAAATGTGATATGGCAAAGGATTTTATTGCGCACAATATTGAATGTTATGACGTGGATGTTGCGCCATTTCATGATGTGGGCGAGATGACAAAAGAAGATTTTAGAGTGCGTTTTGAGAATGCAGTGCGTTTTGATGAAAATTATATGTTAAATTTGAGAATGAAGAATTTGGCTTAAATATGAAAATTGCACACTTGGCAGACTTGCACATTAGAACTCTGAAAAGACACTCGGAGTATCTTCAATTTTTTGAATTGTTATATAAGTCACTAAGAGAACAACAGCCTGATATTATTGCGTTTTTAGGCGACGCTCTACATCAAAAATTAAACATTTCTCCTTCGCAAATTAAAATTACTTTTGATTTTTTAAAAGAAATTTCATCAATAGCGCCATTATATTTAGTTTTGGGCAATCATGATTGTAATTTATGCAACCCCGATGAACTAGATCCTTTAAGTCCTTTAGTTGAAAATCTCAAAAATTACAACATAACTTATATGAAAAAGTCTGACATTTATACTATAAAAGAAGATCCAAAATTTAATTTTGTAGTATTTTCTCTACTGGATAAAAATGATTGGCTACAAAAGGAGCATATAAACAAAAATTTAATTAATATTGGGCTTCATCACGGGATGGTTAATTCTGCATTTTTAGATAATGGTTTAAAAGTAGAGAATTCGCTTGATTTAGATTATTTCATGGATAAAGTTGATTATTTAATGCTTGGTGATTTACACGAACACCAATCTTTAAACAAACAAAAAACGGCAAATTATTCAGGAGCGTGCATACAACAGAGTTACGGAGAAAGTCGCGAAAAGGGCTATTTAATGTGGAATATAACTTCCAAAGAAGCCCATAGCGTTGAGTTCATAAAAATTCCGAGTCCATGTCCATTCTATACTTTAGAACTCAAGGAAGACCTATTGGTGCCCCTTAAGGCACGCATCTTGCCGCACGCAAGAATTAGAGTCCTATCCAGACAATTGAACATTATTGAAAAAAATGAAATAGAGCAAAAAATAAAAACATTATATTTTCCTAAAGATCTTAAGTTTCTTGATCAAGAAAATGCCAGTAGACAGGAAATAAAAATAGATAAAGATGTTAAAATAGAAAATCTCTCTGATACGAATGTCCAAAATAGACTTATAACAAGCTTTTTGGAGCAGTACAAATTAGATGAGAAAATATTAAATAAAATTTATGAACTAAATGAAGATTACAACACCAAAGCAAGACAACAAGAAAAGATTGTTCGTAATACAGTTTATAAACTTGATAATATGAAATTTGATAATATGTTTTCTTTTGGTGGAAATAATGAGTTTAATTTTTCAAATTATAAAGGAATTTGCGGTATATTTGGAAATAATGCTTCAGGGAAATCGAGTTTGATTGTTGATACTCCTCTTTATGCATTGTTTAATAGAGTTAGTAAAAAGGGCGTAGTGAAGAACGATTCTATAATCAACGAAGATAAAACCGAGTGCAAAGTAGCGCTGGATGTATTGTCTGAAAAAGGACTATATAGAATTGAAAGAAAAACAAATACATATATTAAAGCAGGCAAAAAAACGGGAAATACACAAGTTCAAGGAAGAACGGAAGTTACATTAAAATTAATTGATGAAAACGATAATGAGAAAAATTTAACAGGTGAAACTAGGGCAGACACGGATTCAATAATTGAAAATTTGTTTGGCGGATTTGATGATTTCATGAATACATCGATAGCGCCTCAATGGCGCTTGAACGAACTAATAGAGAAAGGATCAACCGAAAGACAAAAACTAATAGGCAAATATTTTGACATAGATTTATTCCAGTTAAAATTTGACTTGGCCAACGAGGACAAAAAAGACATTCGTTCAAAACTAGAACTATATGAAAATCAGAACTTTTGTAGCCAAATAAAAATATATGGTGACAATTTGTCTGATTTAGAAAAATTGCAGCAAGAACAAGAGAAAGAACATGAACAGAATTCTGTCCAATATGCCAAGATAATGGATAGAATATTGGACATTAGAAAAAAAATAATAAATATTAAAACCAACAGCAGATTTTCTGAGCAAACAGCAAAAGAATATATTGAAAAATTAGATGAAAAAATTGTTAATATTGGTATCAGATATAATGATACTCAAAATGATATTGATAAAACGAAATTGAAAATTGAGCAAACAAAAGAAAAAAAAGAAAAATATAATTTAAAAGAATTGAAGGAAAAAGATAAAAAGTGGATTGATATTTGCAATGAAATTAATGATAGAAGTTCATTTATTTATCATAATGTTAAAACTATAGAAACAATAAATAAACAGATAAATAAATTAAAACAATATGATTGTATAAATAATGTTAATTGTAATATGCTAAAAGAATTAAAAAGGCAAGAAGAACAAAAAGAAGAAATAGAAAAACAAATTATTCAGAAAAAAGAAGAAATAAAAAATTATGAAGAAATATTGAAAAAAGAAGAATTAGGAGAAGCAAAGTTTAAAATTGGCGATTTTGAGCAACTAAAGAAAGAAATCGAAAAAGAAGAATGGTCATTGGAAATGTTAAAGAAGGATTTGCAACTTAATAAAGAAAAAATAAATTCATATAAAAAAGATAAGAAACAAAAGGAAGATGAATTAAAAGAGTACGGTGAAAATTTAGAACAAATAAAGAAAAATGAGGAATACGAAGAAGAAATAAGGAAATTGCAAACATTAGAAGAAAAAATAAAAAATAATTTATATAAAATTAATGCAAATAAAACGGTTTTGGCAGAAAAATTAGGATCGATTAAAACATCATTGGAAGAGACAAAAAAACAAAAAGAAGAATATGAGCAATATAAAGAAAAATATGAAGCGTTAGATTATTATTTGAAAGCAATAAACAAAGAGGGAATTCCCAGAAGGATTGTTTTGGACAACTTAAATATAATTAATGGAGAAATAGGCAGGTTATTGAGCAGTAATTGTAATTTTACTGTGCAATTGGAAGAGTCAGGGAAGGATATTGAAATTTATTTTTGTCCAGAGAAGGGAAAAAAGAGATTGATTGAGTTATGCTCCGGATTTGAAAAATCGATTTCATCAATTTTGATCAGGGCCGCTTTGATTGGTGTATCAACATTACCAAGGTTTAACGCAATTATTTTTGACGAGTCATTTGAAAATGTTTCAAAAGAAAATATAAATGTCGTAGTAGACATATTAGAGAACTTGAAGAGCAAATTCGAGACGATTTATATAATTTCACATAACGAACAACTTAAAGACATTTGCGATAATGTTATTATTTTACAAAGAAACGACCAGGGTTTTAGTCAAGTCGGATAAGGAGATAAAATGGTAGATAAATTTATTTTTCAAATGGAATGCGATTTGTGGTGTAATATGGGAATTATAAAAATCAAAATGATCAACTATGAAGGAGAATCTAAAGAGACTTCAAAAGAAAAAATTGATTTTGAGCAAATTAAAACTTGTAGCAGCAAACTGAAATCGGAAGAAGCTTTTGATTTGGCATGGAAAGAAACCGGAGAGAAAATGAAAAAAGAACTTTTCAAAAAAGGAGAAAATAAATGAAAATATTAATGAATGATTCATCCGGCCTACCGAGTGGCACATTTACGTTTGCAATTCTGGGCGTGGCTATTACCTCGTTGGCAATTATTGTATCGTTTTTAAATGGCATAAAATTTGGTGATTTTTCAATAACATTCAAAGACATAGACGATACACTTGTTCTCGGATTCTTGGCAACAACAGTTGGAAGTTATGTATATAGAAGGACAAAATCAGACGCAGCGAATTCTGAAACAACCGAGGAAAATCCGAATGATAAAAAATAAAAAAATAAATATAAAAAATCATTATACTGGTCCAAAATGCATCTTCTGCAAAGTTAAAGAGGATGTATTTAGTTCATACAGTACAATTGACTATATAAAAGAATGTATATTAGACATAGGACGGGTATAAACAAAATTACACTCTGTGCAAAGAATGTAGAGAAAAATTAATTGAACAATTAGAAAAAATAATAAAGGAGTTAAAAAATGGCAACAAAGAAAAAACATAAAATGAAGAATGTAAGAATATTACTTGACCTAGATTTTGATACAACTGAGTATAGTTTTAAGGTTCAAAATTTTGATAATCCATATAGAAATGATTTGTTGGATTTTGGAGCAATTGCCGAGCAGGTTGAAGGTATAATGAGCGATTTAATGTACAAATTAAAAGCAATGGATGAACATTCTAAACAACCTGAGCAAGTCGCACATAATAAAAAAAATAAAAATTAATTTTAAAAAAGGATAAAAAAATGAAAGAAGTAAAAGTAGTATTTGATTTTGATTTTAGAGGACATCCAAAAAGTGGTAGTACAATTATGAGTAGAGAATATAACGGGAAAAGAGATCCATTAGAATATGAATTATTGATGAAAGCATTAGAAGTTGAATATAATAAAGTTATGGAACTACTAAAAGAGGAAGCGACGAAACAAAAGAAATGTAAAAAACAAAGGAATTAGAATGTTCAAGAAAAAAGATTATTATGAGGAATTTGAACTAGAAGTATGTTGTGAAAAATTAGCAAAATGTGAGCAAATTGATTTGGTCGAAAGTTATGAGGATGATTATTGTCAACAGCCAAAATTATTTTGGTATGTTAATTGTGGAAAAATGGAATCGGTTGAAATTTCTCATTGTCCATTTTGTGGGCAAAAATTAAAGGAGAAAAAATGAAAATATATAACGTAATGAAAGAGGTAATAATTGTAGATGTTAGATGGTTTGAGACATATATTGAAAAATCATTTAAAGATTATGAAAAAGCACAAAGTTTTTTACTTCTTAAAAAGTCTAATAATGAAATGAACAATGAAAGATATTTTATAGAAGAATCAGAACTGGAGGAATAAATGAAAGGAAACCGAACATAATAAATAAAAATAAAATATATTTTCTCTTGACATTTAACAAAAATTATGGTATAGTAGTAATATACCTATAAGGAGATAATATTATGGTTTATAAGCTTTTTTCAATTGTATTGGGTTTGGCAATTTTGGTATTGGGTGGTTTTTATGTATATGAAAGATATACAAAAAATAAACTGGAAGAAAATTTGAACAATCAAATTGCACAGTTACAACAAACGGTAAAAGAAACAACAACTGCTTATTCAAAATTGGCAATTGAAGCAGACGATTTAAAGACAAAAAATAAAGAATTACAAAGAATTATTGACACAAGAGACGAAGAAATTGTTTCATTGACGGATGTTATTATTAAATTGAAAAATAAAATTTATGAGCTGCAAAATGTAATTGAATCAATGGAAGATGCGGCGGGAAATCCAGTTGATTTGAGCGCAGAGTGTAGAGAATGTTTGTTGGGCGTTAGGTTTATTGTGGGATTTAATCAAGATTTTGATTATTTGAACATCTCTGGCCATACAAAAACTAACCCAGCGGAGGCTCACATCGAACTAAAATGGTTGCGTCCGTTGAAATTTTCACTAATACTAACCAAAGATAAGAAGGATAATTATAGAGTTTATTTGGACTCGAAAGAATCAGACATTGAAAGTGTGGAATTAAACTTGAAAGTGGATCCCAGTATTTTTGATGTAAAATGGTACGAGAGAATTGCTTTTGGGGCAAATTTGGGGTTGGGCGATGGACTTTTAGCCTCAGTTAGTGCCAATGTTTTAATTTTTGACAACTGGTTTGTTGGACCATTTTTTGCTACGACTTTTGACGGGAAGGATATCAAGAAGTTTTATGGTGGTAATGTTTTGTGGCAGCCTTTTAAATAGGGAGATGAAAATGAAAGAGAATAGATTTAAATTAACTTTAGAATTTGGATCATATAAAACTGAAAAAAACATACAAAGAGATTGGAAAGAAAGTCAAGATTTACTTGAACATGAAGAAGAAATTACGCCAGATCATTTAAGAAAAATGATATTAAAAGTATTTTTAAACGGCATAGAAAAAGATTTAGAAGAGATGTTATTGGATATAGAAAATCAATGTATAGGTGGGGAGCCGAAAATGAACATAATAAATAAAATAAAAAATAAATTAATTTGTCTAATAAAAGGTCATGACTGGTTATTATTAGTAGATACAAATAATGCAGAAGTTAATATTATAGAAATAACAACAGAAGATGGCAAATATAATATAAGAGGATGTGAAAGATGTGGTTCAATTTATTTACTGAAAGAGGAAAATAATGAAAAAGATACCATTGGTCATATCAAAAACTAATAAAGAAATATTAAAGGATGCTCAAAAATTTTGCAAAAAGAATTTGAAAATTAGCTGGGAAGTTGCTTTAAGCAAATTGAAGAATGGAGATTATAGAGGGACAAGCGCCGAAGTCATGTTGAAAGGATTTGATTTTTTGTTGAATTATGAGAAGGAGAATAAAAGTGGAACATAATAAAGAAAATAAAAAAAGTTATAAATTAATTGAAAAGAATAAAGGATCTAACAAACTAAAGAAACCATTCTTCTGTCCACATTGTAAAAAAATCACTGGTTCAATAGATGATGAGAAACTTTTATCACTAGGAATTTGTGCAGAATGTTTTGTACTATATGTAGATTTAAGAGAAAAACCATTAATTGATTTAGATTATTATAAAAAACTAAAAGAAGATGGCGGACATTAAAAAAACAAAAAAAAATTAATAATTTAAGTATTTTGTATATTATAATGTATAATTATTAGAGTATAATAACGTATCAAGGAGACAATAAAATGCCAAAGAAAAAGGAAATTTTAGGGTTTGAAGATAGAAATTATAAACAATCAGAAGATATTTACGCAACTATTTATCAGATTTGGGAAGACATAAAGCAAGAGAAGAACACGTCTTTTGGAATGACAATGCCGATTGAAGAGTTGAAAGGCATGACCTTAAAGCTTGTTGGCGACAATAAAATTGAAATTATGTACCATGCATATTTGGTAACTAGTCCATATGACTTGGCCAAGATGGAACAAATGGGCAGTGATGTGATTAAGGAAGTGGTAAATCAACTGAAGAAAAGATTTAAGAAAGTGACGAAAAAGACACTCAAGTTGACCAAAAAAGATGGGCAATTCGCATATGAAAAAGTTGGGAAGACCTGTGGAGAAGTTTCTGGGATGTTTGGTCAGGGGACAAAATCAATTATGAACAACCCAGTGGGCAGATTTCTATTGCGCGAAAAGACGATTTATGAATATTCAATAGATTAAGTAATAGAAAATGTCTAAAAAATTGACGATTGAGGAAGGAAAGGAAAGACTAAAGAAATCTTGGGGCGACATTGTGACATTGTATGAATCAACGTATATTTCTCTTAGAGAAATGGCAAAATTTAATGATAAAGAATATGGAGATTTTGAAGGAACTGCGGATGCAGTTTTTAATAAAAAATGTTCACACCCTAAAAGAAAACAAGAGAAATATAAAAAAACATGTCAAGAAAGATTTGGAACAAATCATCCTATGCAACTTGAGGAATTTCAACAGAAATCTAAAAAAAATAATAAATATATAGTAACAATTGAAGAATTTAAAAAAAGATTATTTAAGATTTATGGTGATGGTGTAGTTTTGGACGAATCAACATATATAAACACAAAAATAAAATGCAGATTTATTGATAAAGAATTGGGAGAATTTTTTAAAACTCCTAATAATATGATTTGTCAAAAACAAGGGCACCCTAAGAGACAACAGGAGAAATGTAGACAAACATGTATGAGAATATATGGCGTAGATAACCCTGCAAAAAATAAAGAAGTTCAAGAAAAAATGAAACAGACTTGCTTGAAGAATAACGGCTGTGAATATCCGGCTCAAAATCCAGAGATAGCGCTAAGACAAGCAAAATCGCAGAAAAATTCAGGAATAATGATCCACTGGAAAACAGGAAAAGAAGTTGTGTGGACGGCGGGTTATGAAAAAGCGCTTATGTATGTTTTTAATAGAGATCTAATAGATTTTGAAAAAGATATTCCATTTTACAATGAAAAAGATAAATATATGTATTTTGTTGATTTTTACCTGCCAGATTATGACTTATACATTGAAACCAAAGGAAGAAAACGCGAAAGAGGAATGAAAAAATTTGAATGGTTTCATAAAGAACATCCAAATAGTGAATTGTGGGATTATAAAAAATTAAAAAGATTGGGCGTAATAGATTCAAAAGGTAAAATAAAAAAATAAATTCATTATGAACAACACCAAAAAAGAAACAATAGAAGAAATGATTAAATGTGGAAAAAATCCACAGTACTTCTTAAACAAATATGGATATGTCGTTCATCTTGTTAGAGGATTGATTAAGTTCGATACATATCCCTACCAAAATGACATATTGAAAGCTTGTTGCGAACACAGATATAATATAGCATTGAAATCTCGCCAGTTGGGTATGACTACAGTAATTGCACGGTTTCATAGCGTGGCTTTTATTATTTATGCGACATCAAAATATATTGGTCCTTGCAACCAAACAAAAGAGTGCTCAAACTACACTTCGCATGGTTAAAAATATAATAAAATACGCACCCAAATGGATGTGTCCCGGCTTGGTAAGAATAACAGTTAATAATAGAACTAGTATAGAATTGTCAAATGGTAGCAGATTCTCTGCCCTAACTACATCAGATGATGTTGGACGTTCAGAAAGTGTAAATTTTCTTTTTTGTGATGAAGTAGCGCATATAGAAAAATTTGAATCACTTTGGGTTGGTTTAGAGCCGGTTATATCAACCGGTGGTCGTGTTTTTCTCACGTCAACACCAAATGGCACACGGTAATTTCTTTCATTTCTGTTACGAACAGGCAAAAAATGGACAAAACAATTTTAATTGTAGGTTTGGTAAATACAAAAATCCCTATAACGATTTAGAAGAATTTGATGATAGATTAATGTGGTGGGTCCATCCAGAAAGAGACATGGCATGGTTTCAAGCTGAAACTTTTGGAATGCCATCTCGCCAAATAGCGCAGGAATATGGATGTTGTTTCAATACAAGTGGTGATACCTTCTTGGATGGAGACACCATCCAAAGACTTGAACAAACGACATCCGAACCATTATATCGTGAATATCTTGACAAAAATTTATGGATTTGGCAAAAACCTATAAAGGGTGCAATTTATTTAATAAATTGTGATATAAGTTCAGGCCAAAGTACCGATTTTTCATCATTTCATATCTTACGCATAGATGCACAATTCGAACAAGTTGCCGAATATAAGGGCAAAATCAAGCCCGATCATCTAGGCGAACTCTTAGTAGACGTATCAAAAGACTATAATAACGCTGTTATCTCCCTTGAGAATAACAGCGGCTGGTCGTTACCAACTGTCAATAAAATACAAGAATTAAATCATCCTCATTTATATTATACATCGAGAAAAAAACCAAAATTTAAAAATGATTATTATAGTGTTGATCCTTATTATGCCGAAACGAGCAATGATTATGCACCAGGGTACTCTGTAACCTCTGTAAATCGCTTGCCAATGTTGGCCAAATTAGAAAAATATGTACGTATGAATGATGTCATTATTCGTTCACCAAGACTACTTGATGAATTTAAAACATTTGTAATAAAAGAAGGCGGAAGACCAGAAGCATTACGTGGGTATAATGATGATGCAATTATGGCCTTAGCAGGCGCAATATGGGTGCGTGAAGAATCTTTTCTGTATGCATACAAAAACACCGCCACAACAAGCGCCCTTTTAGATGGTATAAAACTTAACCAAACCACAACAAAAGATAGCCATAGTTTTAATTTTAACAGGTCCAACATATACGATAGAACAAGAATTCAAGAAATAGATAAACAGCAAAAGTCAATGAAAATGGCCAATGGTGATGTTATAAATTTAGACTGGCTTTTGGGCGGAATAAGAAAAGGATAAAACTAAACATAATAAATAAAATAAAAATATTTATTTAGGAGTTAATATGGCAGACGACAAATTTAAGTTTTTAAACGATTATTACAAAAATTTGGCAAGATTATTTAGATCTGGACCTGTTGTAAAACAAAGAATTGCAAATAAAATTGCTCCACCCGGAACAAGTGGAACGCCCATTGGAACTGCAAAAGCGTTTTTAAGATCAAATACTTCGGCATATGCAAGTCAATTGGCAAGTTATGGAAACTATTCGAGATTGGCGAGATATAGTGATTATTGTATTCATGGTGATACTTTAATTTGGACAATTGAGCATGGTCCAGTTAAAATTAAAGATTTATGTGATATGTATCCAAACGGTGAAAGATTTCATGTTTATTCATATGATCATGAGAATAAAAAAATTGTAATAGATAAAGCACATCATCCACACCCTACAAAAGTAGATATGACATATAAAGTTAGTTTTGAGAATGGCGGATATATTATAGCAAACGATTCTCATAAATTTATGTTAAGAGATGGAACATATAAACCAGTAAAAGAATTAACAATTGGTGAATCATTAATGCCTCTATATAGAGGAAAATTTATAAAGGATAGAGAATATGTTTGGATTAATGTTCTAAATAATATAGGAACCAATAGAAATAAAAAATGGCAAATTGAACATAGATATATAGTAGAAAGTAATGTAGGAAGATTTTTAAATGAAAGTGAAGTTGTTCATCATAAGAATTTTAAGGCAGACGATAATACATTAAATAATCTTATTTTAATGACAGAGGAAGAACATAGAAAGTATCACGGAGGATTAGCAGAAAGAAATAACAAAGAAAAATGGGAAAATGAAGAGTGGAGAGAAAAATTTTCAAAGCAACATTCAAAATTTATGACAGAAAATAATCCTGCCTATAGAGAGGATATAACTTTTGAAAAAATAGATGAATTTTGTAGAAAATTAATCAACGAAGGAAAAAATATTAATTTTGTAGAGGTTTGTGAACATTTTGAATCAGATCATAGAGTACTGACAAGAAGACTGACTGAAAAAGGTTTTTCTAATATTCCGTGTTATTTGAAAAGTATAGATGAAAATTGGAAACACAACGGGACAGACAACAGGGGAGAAAAAAATCCAAGATACAATCACGAATTGACTTTTCAAAAAATTTGTAATTTTTACAAAAAAGGAACAGAATTAGAAGAAATAAAAAAACATTTTAATGTAAGTCAAGTTCCAATTCTTGCTCGTTTAAAACAAAATGGATTTAAAACTTGGAATGAATTTGTAAAGAATTATGATAATCATAAAATTATTTCTATAGAACCATATGAAGTAGTACAAGTTTATGATTTGACGACCGAGATTCATCATAATTTTGCAGCCGGCGCAGAAGAAATTTGGAAAACTAATCATGAATCTAGTAAAATAATGCAAGGCTTTGTTTTTATATCGAATTCGGAAATGGAAACGATGGCCGAGATATCTAGCGGTTTAGATATTTATGCAGACGAAACAGTAACAAGAGACGAATATGGTGATATTTTAAAAATACATTCACTAAACAATGAAATAAAAGAAACATTGGAACAATTATTTTTTGATGTTTTGCGTTTAGACTTTAACGGATGGACATGGATTAGAAATTTGTGTAAATATGGTGATCAATTTCTATTAGTTGATCATCATCCAGATTATGGTATTATGGGGCTATTTCCAATGCCGGTAAATGAAGTTGAAAGAGAAGAAGGATATGACAAAAATGATCCAACTGCATATAGATATCGTTGGCAAACGCAAGGAAATAGAATATTAGAAAATTGGCAAGTAATTCACTTTAGAATACTTGGCAATGATGTATTTTTGCCTTATGGTTCTAGTGTTATTGAACCAGCCCGTAGGGTTTGGCGCCAATTAATTTTGATGGAAGATGCAGTTATGGTTTATAGAATTGTGCGTTCTCCGGAACGTCGTGTATTTTACGTCGATGTTGGAAATGTTGCGCCACAAGATATACCAACTTATGTTGAGAAAGTACAAAAGCAGCTAAAAAGAAACTTAGTTATTGACACGGACACTGGACAAGTTGATCAGAGATATAATCCACTTTCGACTGATGAGGATTATGTCATCCCCATCAGGGGCGATTCTACAGGTACTCGCATTGAAACACTTCCTGGCGGGCAGTTTACTGGGGATATTGAAGATTTGACATATATCCAAAATAAATTGTTTGCTGCCTTAAAGATTCCTAAGAGCTATTTAGGCTATGAAGGAGATATAACTGGAAAAAGTACATTGTCGCAAGAGGACATCCGATTCGCGCGTACAATACGTCGTATACAACAAATATTTATTAGCGAACTTAACAAAATAGCGACGATACAATTGTTCTCAATGGGGTTTAAAGACGAGGACTTGCTCAATTTTGAGATAACAATGGCCAATCCGAGCATAATTGAGGAAATGCAACGTCAAGAATTATGGAGAGTAAAGTTTGAAGTTAGTTCAACTGCCACGTCGCAAGAAGGACTTGTTGATAGATACTTTATTTATAAAAAAATATTTAAATTAACTGACAAAGAAATCGAGGCGATAGAAGAAGGCAAAAAGAAAGATGCAATGAGTAATCAACAAGTTGCTCAAATTACAGCAGGGGAAGATCAACAACCTCCACCAGATCAAGGTGGGGTTCCAGGGGTTGCACCGCAGGAAGCCCCAATAGAAGAACCTCCTCAAGAAGCGCCCCCAGAAGAGGAAGAAGGAACGCCCATAACAGCGGGTAGGGATCCAAATATTCAAAGAGCAATGCCAAACGAACTAGGCGGGGACGGCACAAAGGCAAAGAAAAAGAAAATGTCTGACTTAATAAATCCTAATTCTGCAAAGAATCATGTTTACAACACCAAAAAGAATGCACTTGGAGATCCTGGTGATATTGCAACAATTAGAAGAATTATAACTTCTCCATTTGGTGAAGAAAAAGATTATTCAAGTTTTGAAGATAAGTTGTTCAAAAATCGCATTACAACAAACAAAAGATTTATTGAAGAATTAGAGAATAATTCTACATTAAATTCATCAAGACTAAATAAAACAAAAAAAACTATAATTAAAGGATAAATTATAATAATTATCTAAGACGAGGTGTAACTTTATGAAGAATAAGCACAACAAACGTAGAAACGCAGGTCTTCTTTATGAGTTTTTAATTCGCCATGTTTCTCAATGTTTACTAGAAAACAACAAAGAGGAAGCGACAAAGACGGCAAGAATTGCCAAAAGGGGATTCTCTGTTGGGACCAATCTTAACAAAGAACTTAAGTTGTACAAAACAGTCTTAGAGAACAAAGTCGTTTCAAAAGAATCAGCGACAAAATTGCTTAATGAATTCTATTCTGAAGCAAAGAAAATTGACGCATTGAAACTTGACGAAGAAAAGAGCAAATTAATAAAAGAAATAAATTATAATTTGAAAGCGGATAAGGTTTTTAATTATAACGTTCCAAATTATTATGATTATGCCACGGTTCAAACTTTGATAAATGACAATAGGAACAAGACATTGGAAACAGTTGATAGAATAAAATTAGAGGATTATTTGCTGGAGTTAATAACAATCCCAAATAAAACTGTATTAAATGAACAAAGTGATCCAGAAATGAATCCAGTTGTTTATAAATTTATTGTAAAGAAATTCAATGAAAAAATTTCTAAACAACTGTCCGAAGGGCAAAGAAACATTCTTTTTAATTATGCTGCTTTTTTAATGAGTGAAAATAAGAAAGAAGTTAAAGGCAAAATAAACGAACAAATAGAAAAAATAAAAAATAGTTTAAGAATAGTTAAAGATTCAGGCATTTCCAAAGATAAGGAATTGAGCAAGAAAATTAATGAATGTTATAAACAATTTGTGGTAACGAATTTTGACAGGTTGGACGATGACAAAATTGTTGATTTATTGGAATATGCTAATTTGAGTGATGAATTGGAGTCATAATATGTCAAAAGTTGTGACAATTGATGTTTTTAAAGAAAGAATAAAAGGAATTCATGGAGATTTTATTTCTTTAGACGAATCTACTTATATTAATATGAAAATAAAATGTAGATTTATTGATAAAGATTTTGGGCAATGGTGGGCTCTACCTGGTAACGTTATAAGAGGAGCAGGTCACAAACAAAGAGGAAACGAAAAAAGAAGATTAACACAAGAAGAAGCCCAAAAAAGATTATTAGAAATACATAATGGTAATGTTGAATTAGATTTTTCTACCTACAAAGGATTAACAAAAAAGGCACGTTTTATTGATAAAGATTATGGAGAATGGTGGGCCAAACCTATGTATGTTATTGGTCCGAGTGATTATTGCGGCCATAAAGTCAGAGGATATAAAATATCGGGAGAAAAATCAAAAATCTCAGTTGAAGAAGCAAAAAAAAGACTATTTAAAATTCATGGTGATAAAGTTATATTGGATGAATCTACCTATATCAATATGACAACAAAATGTAGATTTATTGACAAAGATTATGGTGAATGGTGGATAGAACCACACTGCGTTATAAATAAGAAAGTTGGACACAAAGAAAGATTTTGTAAAAAAATATCAGAGATAAAATTAATACCCGTACAAAAAATTAAAGAAAGGTTAAAAAAAATTCATGGTGATGCGGTTGTATTAGATGAAACAACTTATGTAAATAAAAGTACTAAATGTATTTTTATTGATAAAGATTTTGGAAAGTGGCTAACAAACCCTGGCGACGTTTTAAATGGACACGGGCATCCCAAAAGAGGAAGAATTAATGCAAAGCAAACTTGTTTAAAAAAATTTGGTGTAGAATATCCTTCTCAAAATAGAGAAATACGTTTAAAACAAATCAGATCTTCAAACAAACATACATTAAAATATAACTGGGAAACAAACGAAGAAGTGGATTGCACCGCAAGTTATGAATGTGCCGTTGTTGATACTTGGAACGGAAACAAAGAAAGATTTGGTTGGCAAATTCCATTTAAAAACGAAGAAAAAGGTTATGTTTATTTTGTGGATGCATATCTAATTGATAGAGATACCTATATAGAAATAAAGCGGATATTTTTGGGATGAATTATCTCAGGAAAAATGGGAATGGTTTCATAAAGAACACCCAAATAGTGAACTTTGGGATTTGCTCAAACTAAAAGAATTAGGAATATTATAATGAAAAAGAAAATAAAAAAAGTTAAAGAATCATCTATGGTTGGAAATATAAAGGGGTTTAGTTCTCCTTTTGGCTCGGTTGTTAAAAGAAAGGGTAAAAAGAATAATGTATCGAAACCTTATGGAGAGGCCGCCCTTTTTGAGAATTTGATCATAGAAGGTGAATTAACAGATCAGGAGATCGACGAGGTAGTCCTAAAATATGGAAATCAGTGGAAGATATATGACGATGAAAATCCTGAAATTCAACTTGGTTCATTTCAGGATCGTGAGACTGCATGGGAAAAACAGCGCATTATAAGGAAACAACAACAGTTAAAAAAAGAGAGAGAAACCAAGAAGAAAGACGCACCCAAAACTGCAAAACAACAAGAAAAGGAAAAAGAAAAGACAATACAAACATTTAAAAAACCAGCACCCAAATATCAAAAAAAGGATAAAAAGCAAGAAGTTCTAACTAGGCTAAAGGAATTCTTAAAAGAGCACCTCCTCAAAGAAAATGTCCTAACTTACACGTTTGAACAAGCCGAACCTGACAAGCAAACACAGTTATGGAACGCTTTTATTGAAAAATTGCCCAAAGCCGTGTTAGACTCTGATCCAAAATTAAGAAGTATTATGGGTGACTTGGCCAAATCTAAAGTAAAATTATTAGACAAAGCATGCAAAGAATTAAATAGGGTTTTAGGTCAATCAGGGGACTACGAATTGAAAGATAAAAAATTCAAAACTGACAATCAAAAAGGGACTATAGAGTTATATTTTAGTATTATATTGAAAGATTCTGGAAAGACATTTCCATTTTCGATTAATATAGTAAATGATAGACCAATGATTCAAATACCCAATCAAACAAAGCAAGAATTGAACGCCATGGATAACCCAGAGGGCAAATCTTTAAGAGCGGAATTGATACACATACAAGAAACAATTTTTGAAAATATGGAAGATGCAATTCAAGCTGCCCAAAAAAGAGATAAATATTTAAGAGCATTAGAAGATGAAGTTGATGGTGCAATAAACAATATGAATCCATTAGAAATTGAAATGAATAAGTTTTTAATAAAAAACAAATATAAAGGTATAAAATAGGAACATAATAAATAAAAAAATAAATCATTTTAAGGAGCATAAAAATGAAAAAGAAAATTAGAAAATTGTCCATGAAAGAAGTGAAGAATATTATCAGAGAAGAATTTGAAGATGTAAAAGACATTGAAGACGTTGAAACAAAAGACGTGGAAGATTGGGGTGATGCCGAAATTGAGAACTTGATTAACTGGGCAAAAAGTTTGAGCATTAAAGAGTTTTTTGTGAAACATAATAAAAAAAATAAAAAATAATTTAAGTATAGTTTACAGTAAACTATGTACTATAAACCATTGGAGAGAAGTTAAAATGGCTAGATTATTGAGAGAATATAATGAGTTGATTTATAAGAAAGAGACAATTCTGGAAATGAAAGAGAAGAATCAACCAATTGTCGTACCAGCTCTTTTGCAAAGATGTGATGAGAAAAATCAAAATGGAAGAATTTATCCAAGGGCTATTTTGGAAAGGGAAATTCGGTAATTATCAAAAGGCAGTTAATGAAAGAAGGGCAATTGGACAACTTGATCATTCAGATAAATCAATTGTGGAATTGCAGACTGCTGCACTTTTGGTAACTGAAATTTGGTGGGAAGGTGATGATGTAAAGGGGAAAATTGAGATTTTAAATACCCCATGTGGACAAATATTGCAAAGTTTGCTCGAATCTGGAGTAAGAGTGGGCATGTCTAGTCGAGGAGTTGGGGAAGTAAAAGAAGGAAAAGATGGGACACAAATTGTTGAAGATGATTTTACGTTGATTGCATTCGATTCAGTGCGGTGAACCCAGCACAATGAATGCATGGTTAAACGAATGCAAACAAATAGATTTAAGTTATATAAAAGAAAATATTGCAAAAAATGATAGAATAAATAGAATTTGCAATGAAATCTTAAAGAGGAAATAATAAAATGGCTGATTTTCAAAACCCAAGTTCAAGTTATAAAACAATAGCAAATTATCCACCAAGTACGTATGGACATGGTTCCGAAACAAAAGCAATTGGAAGCCGTGGTCCAATTGATGTGTGGATTTTAAATAGTTCAAGTATTGTGCTTTCGTCTAGCGACGGAACGACGAATGTTGAACTTGTTTCGCTGTCTGGATGTATTTATTCAAACACGTCTAGTTTTTCAGGACAGAATTGGCATACGGCCATTGGACCGGTGGATATATCTTTATGGTCAAACGTATGTTTAACTGTCGTTAATAATTATAGCAACAATTTACAGTCAGGGTCTGTTGAATTTTCTCCAGATGCAACCAACTGGGAACAAAATTGGGATCGTGATACATTTGCAAATTTGACTTCAAGTGGCGGAATTGATAGTATTTTGTCAATGCAAATTCGGAGGTAATTCGCGTCGCTATATTCGCTTTAGAACAATACCTAGTGGAACTGGTGGTTTAGTCGGCGATTATACTGGTAGTTTGTATGTTTCGCTAGTTTGTAATAATGGATAAAGAAATGAAAAAAGGTATTATTTATAAAGTAACAAATAAAATTAATGGGAAAATTTACATAGGACAAACCATACATAGTTTGAACAAGAGAAAAAATGAGCATAGGTATCAATCAAGAAATACAAAAAGAACAGATTATCATAAGCATTTTTATAATGCAATAAGAAAATATGGGTTTGATAATTTTGAATGGGAAATTTTATTTGAAAATATAGAAGAAAAATATCTTGATGAATATGAAATTTGGGCAATTAATTTTTATAACACTTATAAATATGGTTATAATTGTACTCTTGGTGGAAATGTTGGTCGTGGTTATAAATTTTCTTTAGAATCAAGACAAAAAATGTCAAAATTAGCTCAAAAAAGAATGCAAGATCCAGTTTATGTAAAAAAAATATCAAAAGGATGGTTCAGTGCGGGGGAATCTTTTACGCCTTGGAATAAAGGTAAAAAAATAGGACCAATGTCTGAAGAGAAAAGAGAAAAAATATCAAAAGGCCACAACGCAAAAGAATTTGCAGCATTAAAAGATAAAAAAATAATTGGAATATGGATAAATCAATCAAAGTGTGCTCGTGATTTAAATTTAATACGCCAAGATGTGAATCTTTGTTTGTCCAAAAAAGCAAAATCTCACAAGGGGTATAAATTTATATATTTAAAAGAATTAGGAATTTTATAATCTAATATTATAAAGAGGAAATAAAAATGGCTCCAAGAGATAAGAGTAATGTAGAGGTACAACGGATATAGTCGCTTCGTAGCGGTTAAATCGTTGTATGTTTCAGGTAATATTTACAATTCTGGTTCAATTAGAACTAAAGATGCTATAATTTGTGACAAAGGGCATATTATATTATCTTCATCAGAGTCAAGAGCGGTCATATCGGGAAATCTTGAAGTTCTTGGCGATATTTTTACGTTGGGGAAAGTGTATGATGAAGATTCTAATTTGATTTTATCCTCTGCAATTGGTTCAATAATTGCAGCATCTGGCTCGTTAGATTTCCCCAATTTTGACAAAGCATACCACATAAGGGCGGTAAATTCTGATTTGATCTTGTCCAGTACATTTAGAGATGTTACTTTATCAAGTTCTTTAAACATTGTCAATGCAAATAATAAAAATTATTCTATAAAATCTACAGACGGGGATTTAATTTTAAGCAGCACAGCAGGTTCAATCGTAGCTTTATCCTCTTCTTTGAAGATAAAAGACACAAACAACTTAAATTATTCTATTAATGCAAGTAATTCTCATTTGATCCTTTCTAGTTCAGCAGGATCTAAAATAGCCTTATCAAGTTCTTTAGAATTTGCAGTTGATACAGATTCAAACAATTATGTTATAAATGCAAGAAATAGACATTTGATTTTAAGCAGCACAGCAGGTTCAGTAATTGCTTTATCATCAGCTTTAAAAATTATAGATCCAAACAACTTAAATTATTCTATTAATGCAAGTGATTCCCATCTAATCCTTTCTAGTTCAGCAGGATCAGTTGTCCTAATTTCTGGCACAATAGGAACAGACGCTCAGACAGTTGCCCAAATATCGACCGGTTCCTGGAAAGCTGGTTTAATGGCATATGTCTCAAATGGTGCAGCAGGTAGTCCATGTTTGGCCGTATATAATGGCACAAATTGGTTAAGAGTAGCACTTGGAGCAACTATAGACGCAAGCATTTAAAACATAATAAATAAAAAAATAATATTTAGGAGTTATTAATGTCTCAAATAGATTTGAAAAAAATGATTAAACAATTAGTAAAGGAGAGTTTACAAGAAATTCTATTGGAAGAATATATAAAAAACACTGTTAAAAAAGCCATCAATGAAAACATAAGTGCATTAAAAACACAAAAAAGTCCCCCAAAACAACCCTCTTATTCTATAAAAGAATCTATTCTATTAAATTCACAACAGACTGAAAATACAAAAGAAAGTAGTAAAAATATTTATTCACAAAACTATTCTAACTTGCCCAAAATAGACAAAAAATTACTTGTCAAAAAAATCATGGGCGAGGACGTAAACATTAATCCATATTTGGCAGACATACTTGAACAAACAGCCGAAAATTATAAAGAAGAAGAAACTGTACTACAAGAAAGCGCAATAAGACACGCATCACAGCCCGAACAGATAAAAGACGTACCGGAAGATTTCTTAAAAGAATGGGGTCTAATAGGACAAAATAAATCAGAAAATAAAGCAGTTAAAGCAATTAAGTCTGAGGCATTAAATATACAGCAAGAGAAAGAATTTGAAGCATTGAGAGAAAAAAGAAGACAATTATTAAGTGGATTAGTAAAAAAGTAAACGTAATAAAAAAATAAAAATATATTTTAATTAAATATTAAACGGAGTAAACAAATGGACAACAAAAAAATAGTTAAATTAAACTTCCTGAGAAATAGAATTAATGAATATTTTATAAAAAATCCTAATGCAAATAGTTTTATTATAAAAGCAAAAATAGGAAATGATAAAATACACTGGAGAATAGTAAAAGAAAATAAAAAATATAATATTATAGAAGTGAGTAGTAATACAAATAGGTATTCTATAGAAGAAGGAATACCAACTCAAATTATTCATAATTTAAAAAATATGGGAAAGGATGATGTTCAAACAAATCAAGGGAAGTCTGGATATTTTAATGGCAGTGTACCACCTCCTCCACCTTTACCCAAAAAAGCTTTGTTAGATCCAAAAGAAGCAGAAGAGGTTTATAATCAGGTTTTGAACGACACAAAGAAAATGAGTGATGAGCAATTTCATTTGAAATATAATATGAGCAAGAGTACGGTTTTGAAAATGGCAAAACAAGATCCGAAGTGGATGAAAGACCAAAGAGCGGGTGGTTTATACACAAATTGTTATGCGATTATTAATAGAGCGAAGGATATGAGCGATCAAGATTTTCAAGCGATGTATCAAAAACCAAAGAAAGAATTGGTTCCAATGGCTCAAAAATTATTGAAAAAGGCTGGTTTGAGTGCATCAAAAGAAGGGAAGCTGAACGAAGTTTCGCCAGCTTTTGCAAAAATGTCCAAAGAATTTATGGGCGCAGTTGATCCTATGAAGCACATGACACCACAAGCACAACATGTAGCAGCTTCTAGCGCATTAAGAAATGTAAACTCTTTAATGGGTCAATTAAAAGATCCAGCTGAATTAAAAAATGCAGGTAGTATAATGGGGCATTTAACGGGGTTGGTTGACAAATCAACAGGTGCAACCTCGTTTACAAATAGACCTGCTAACAAGGTTGTTGGGAAAAATCCCTTTGAAGGAAAAAAAATAAGAGTTAAAGAAACCTCAAAAAAAGATAAAGAAGATGAAGTTCCAAAGCCAGATCAAAAAAATAAACCAAAGCAAGATCCGCCAAAGGAAGAGCCAAAGAAAAGCGAGCCTGAATTGCCTCAAATGCAAGGGTTGGACAAGGAAAAGGAAGAACCAAAGCAAGCAGCGGGGCCAACTGGAAAAGAGCAATCAGCAGAATTAAAAATGGTCAATGATACATTATCTGGGCAAGTTATAAAAAATGCAACCGTATCGCCAACTCCAAATGGTGCAACAATAAATTTGGACTTACAAGGTGTTGATCAGGGTGCAAAATTTGAGGTGGGGCCAGGTCAAAGGATTGTTTTTTATTATAAAGGAAGGCCAACTTTTATTCGCAAATAGGGGGATGCATAATGAAAACATTAAAAGAAATATATAAAAAAATACTTTTAGAGCAAATTCCACAACAGCAACAAATATCACAACCAAACGATCAGGGAGTTCAAAAAGTGTGGAACGTGGAACAATTAAAGATTTTTGCTAAAGCGTTGTCAATATTATTTAAAAAGAAAGCCTTTGATCCTTTTGCTAACCAAAAAGATTCAAGAACGGAAGAAATAGCAAAGGCTACTTTAAAATTTCTTGAAAGAAAAATAAAAAACGGTAAAAATTGGGATTTTACTAAAAGCGATATGATTAAGCCTAATTTGATAGGGGCACATGGAGAAATGTTTTTAAAAACAATTGAAATTAAAGAATTATTAACTCCACAAGAAATAGAAACATTAAAAGAAATGCATCATGATCTATTAATCGCCGCCAAGGTAAATCCAAATCAATATGGTTTTGATAAATGGGGCAATTGAATGAAAACATTAAAAGAAATATATAAAAAAATACTTTTAGAGCAAATTCCACAACAGCAACAAATGACAGGAATGAGTGGACAAACAAGGCCGCAGCAGCAAATGGCCCAAAATACCCAACAGCCTAGTCAAACACCCCTGCAAACAACTGCTCCAAAGATTGGTACAGGTACAAGTAATAAAAAAGTATTTGATTTTGCAAAGAGGAATTTTACCGTTTCGTCATTTCCGATGGAGAAGAAATTAATTTTTACACCATCTAAAGGTTCTATAAGACCTACAGATTTGCGTCAAACAGTGAATCAAATTAAGACTCAATTTAATACAGTTTCAGTTAAAGGGACACCTGATGGAGTGTTTGAAATAGTATTCTCACCCAGTGAGAATTTCGGAAATGTTCTCGATTTTATGCAGCGTCAAGTGGATGAACAATAAAAATAAACCGAACATAATAAATAAAAATAATAATTATATATAACAGAATGAAAATACTAGAAAACAAAATAATAGAGAATTTAATTGAAACGCTCGTTTCTGATAAAGAAATATGTGATATTGTCAAGAAAACTAAATTAGTAGATCTAGCCGCTAACTTGTCCAAAAAACTAGACATTTCTCCAAAGTCCGCAAGTAAGTTGACGATAGGACTTGTTAAAAAAATAAAGGAAATGGCACAAAGTAATAAATTTAAAAATATTAGTAATGTGGATGTGGACGACTATTTTACAAAATCAAACAGTACAAGCAGTCCATGGCCGCCAAAAGATGATAATACGAGCAAAGTAGTTTTCAAAAGTTTTACCAAGGTAAGGGACAATAAAGAAGAAGACGAGGAAGAAAAGATTGAAGAGGAAATGATAGCAGAAATGCCCGCACGGAAAATCTGATATGACACCTCGTATGCCGTTTAATCGTTATCATTTCCCTCCGGATCCACATGGAGAAGCCGAAGATTGGCCCTATGATGCTGCTAGTATTGCAGGGCAAGATCCTGCAAATAAAAGCAAAAAAAGACCAATTATGGCAGGAAAGAGCCCATTTAGAAGCTTTACAAAAGGCAGGGTGGACGGAAACTTAGGGAACGCTTATAATGCTACTTCAAAAGCAGATCCACATTCAGATGGAAGTATGTCAGTTGGTGGTGGATTTAGTAGTCGCGGAATAGATCGGATGGTCTCAACAGACAGCAGATAAAACTTTTGACATGCCCGAACCTAAAGAAAAGCAGGACAAGGCTGAATTTAAATTTGAAGTAGAAGATGGTACGCCTGAATTTTTAAAAGACGAACCGGTAGGGTGTGCTATTCCAAATTTGAATCACGGAGGAAGAGAGCCACAAAGAAGATCGGGTTACGGATTTAAACCAAGTTCAATTATATTTACAAAACTGAAACAAAAGGCAAAAGGAAAATAAATGCCATCAAAATTAACATTGATACAAGTAAAAGAAAAAATAAAACAAATTCATGGTGATGTTGTAATATTAGTTGAAAAAACTTATAAAAATACTTATACAATTTGTACTTTTATTGATAAAGATTATGGAACTTGGTTTTCAAGACCAAGTGATATTATGAAAGGATGTGGTCACAGACTAAGAGGAAGAGAGAACGCTTCTAAAAAGTTAAAATTAACAATTCAACAATTTAATAAGAAATTATTTAAAATTCATGGTGATACTTTAACTTTGGACGAATCAACTTATATTGACACTCAACACAAAGCAAGATTTGTTGATAAAGATTTTCCCAATGATGAATGGTGGTCAAAACCAAATAATATTTTAATTCGGACAAGAGCATCCAAAAAGAGCTATGATTAAAAGAATATTGAATTTAAGAATAACAATTGAAGAAGTTAAGGAAAAAATAAAACAAGTTCATAATGATGTTGTCATATTAGACGAATCAACCTATATTGATACGAGACATTTGGCTAGATTTATTGATAAAGAATTAGGTGAATTTTTTAAAACACCGAATAAGGTTTTTATTGGGAGAGGACACCCAGAGAGAAGTGCGGAAAAATATAAACAAACAATGAAAGAAAGATATGGTTGTACCAACCCAATGCAAAACAAAGAAATTGCTTTAAAAGCCGCCAGATCTCAAAATAATTCTGGTGTTATAAAGCACTGGAAAACAGGCGAAGACTGTGTTTGGGTGGGAAGTTTTGAAAAATCTGTTCTATTAGATCGCAACGAAAAACAAATTGAATATTTGTGGCAACCTGAAGTTTTCATGTTGTGCGATGGCCACACTTACAGACCTGATATGTATTTGGTCAAAGAAAAAATATGGGTTGAAATAAAACGGATATCCAAGAGAAGATGGGATGCGAAAGTTTGAAATGTTTAAAAAGGATCATCCAAATTCTGAACTTTGGAACGAAGCAAAACTTAAAGAACTTGGTATAAAAATTATAAAAACCAAACAGAATAAATAAAAAAATAATATATTTATAATAAGGATTAAAACATGTCTGAAAAAGTATTAGAAATTGAAAAAAGACTAACAATACTAGAGACAGAACTTCCCATAATAAAAGAAAATATAAATGATATATATGACATAGTGTACGACACAAAAGAACACTTAGACAAACAAAATGGGGCAATACCTCATATGACCGAGCAATTAAAGGAATTAGTGGACGAACATCATGAATTTGCTCATAAAATTGACAATTATATTATTAAAACAGAAAAAATAGATTTAAAAACAAAAATAATGTGGGCAATGGGTGGCACAGGTTTAAGTGCGCTTGTATATATTGTATCAAAATTAATTGGATTATAATAAAAAAAAAGAATAATTATAAAGGATATTATGTTGTTTTATATAATGCAGTTGATAAAAAAACTTAAGGAGTTAAATAAATGAAAATTAGAGCAAAGATGAGTGAATTTAGAAATGCCATTAGAGAAGCAATTAAACAAATAACACAAGATGGTGTTAGTCAATCAAAGAGAGCGGCACATGGTTATGGAAACGAAGAGCCATGTGACAGGGATGTGCCCGGAGAAGGATTGCCATTAAAAGGTCTTGGTGAAGTTGAGAAAGAAATTGGAATGGAACAAGGTGATGATCAAGAAGAAGAGGGCGAAGAGGAAGAAGAAACCGAAGAAGAGGAAGAAGAAGTTGACGAAGAAGGTATAACTCAAACCAAAAGAACAAACCAGGGTTATGGACTTGAAGGTAAAGAAGATTATAATGATTATAAAGATCAGCCAGGTGCAGGTTTGAAAATGAAAGAAGCTCTTGGTATTGAATTTGGCCCACAAGACAATAAAAAAAGATTTAAAAAAGTAGAAGGTAATTTAATTTGCTTGCCAAGTTTGAGAGAAGTTTCTCCGCCATCGGCAGAAGCTGAGAGATTTATAACTGCAAATAAAGAAGATTTCAAAAAAAGATATGGTTCAGATTGGGAACGTATTTTATATTCAACTGCGTGGGAAAAATTTAGAAATAAGAAGTAATTGGTGATATGTGAGTTACGAACAAAATAAAGAAATCATAAAGAAAAAAAATAATAATTATAAAAAGACACATCCCAAACAAGAAGAAAGAAGAAGAAAAAATTATTATCAAAAGCATACAGATGCCATCATAGAACACAATACTCAAAATTATTACAACAACAAAGAAAGAGTGTTGCAGCAACAAAAAATATACGAAACAAACAGAAGAAAAAATGATCCAAATTATAGATTTGCACGAGTTTTAAGATCAAGATTAAATAATGCTTTAAGGGGAGATTATAAAGCAGGTTCGGCAGTTAAAGATTTGGGTTGTTCTATGGTGGAATTTAGATTGTATATTGAATCAAAATTTACACCGGGAATGACTTGGGAAAATTATGGATTGTGGGAATTTGATCATATAAAACCCCTTTCAAAATTTGATCTAACCAATAGAGAAGAATTTCTTAAAGCGTGTCATTATACAAATATTCAACCTCTATGGAGAGCGGATAATATAAAAAAGGGCAATAAATAAAAAAAATAAAAATTAATTTTAAAAGGATGAAAAATGAAGAAAAAGTACACTGTAAAAGTTGAGTTAAAACCAGGTGAATCTCAAGAAAAATTGTTAAAAAGATTTACAAAAAAATGTAAAAAAGAAAATATTACGAAAGAATATATCGAAAAAACTTCCTTTTTTACAAAAAAATCTCTCAAAAAAAGACAAAAAAGATTAAAAAATGCGTTCTTAAAGAAAAAAAATTAAGTTAGATAACAAAAACAAAGATTTTTTAAAGTATTTTTTATTTTTAGTGTTTTTGAATACTAATTATACAATAAAATCATATTTTTTCACAAAGGAGAAAAAAATAAATGTCTAAAATTTTTAAGGAAGCTGTCGCAGAAGTGAAAGCTTTGAACGACTTGGCTATGCAAAACGCTAAAAATGTTTTGCTTGAAAGTATGAAACCCCAAATTGAACAATTCATTAATTCTCAATTAGGTGAAGCTGAAGAAGATTCAGCGGATAAAGATAAAATTGAAGTGCCCGAAATGGAAGAAGGTATGTATGAAGCGGCTGACGAAGAAAAAAAGGATGAAAAAGACGAAAAAGAAGTTGAAGAGTCCTTCATGATGCCAGAAGCTGAAAAACCAGAAGATGAAGAGGAAGAAGAAGAGGAGGTGGATGAAGTTGTTGAAATGACCGAAGAAGAACTTCAGAATGCGGTTATGGAAGTTTTGAAAGCGAGTGCTTTGAAAACGGAAGCGACCGTTACAAAAGGATTTCATGATCCAGAAGATCCTACTCCAAAAACCGCTGGTGGAAAAGAGCAAAAAGGCATTGCCGATGAAAAATCAGGCGAACATGCTTGGAATGATGAAGTTCCTCCGCACAAGCAAGATTGGACGGTAAAAGAGAATAATTATAAAAAAGTTCTAAAACAAATGACTCAAGAATTAAATGAGTATAAACAAGTTTGTAAATATTTGAAAAAACATTTACAAGAAGTGAATCTTTTCAATAGCAAATTGTTATATACAAATAAAGTGTTGCAATGTTCAAATTTGAACGATAAACAACGCTCTATTGTAATTGAAGCATTTGATAGTGCAAAAACTATTCGCGATGTCGAATTAGTATACAGATCCCTTAGTGAGGGGTTGAAAATGGCCGGTATAGTAAGTGAAACAAGAAAGACTTCTAAAAAAGCAAGATCTTCTTCTTTCACGACCTCTTCCTCAAGTCTTTTGAAAGAATCAATTCAAAAGGAGGAAAAACAAGAAAACTCTTTCGCAGACCGCATGAAGATTTTAGCGGGTATTGTTAAGTAACAAGGAGATAATAAATTATGTCTAAAATTAATTTTGAATATCTAACCAAAGATATTAGGGAAAATGCAGAATCCGAAAGGATGAAAAGAGAAAAGTTGGCTTCTAAATGGGAACCGACTGGACTTTTGGAAGGCTTGGAAGATAAAGGTAATTTGAAAAACAAAACCAACATGGCTCAATTGTTGGAAAACCAAGCAAAAGAACTTATTTCTAAAGCACATGTTTTGAAAGAGTCGTCAGAAATGGCTGACATCAAAGGCTTTCAAAATGTGGCTTTTCCGATTGTAAGACGTGTATTTGGTGGATTAATTGCCAATGAATTGGTATCAGTTCAACCAATGAGTTTGCCGTCAGGACTTTTGTTCTATTTGGACTATACATATGGAACAGGAAAAGCAGGTGGCCAAGCTTTAGACTGGACCAGTGGTGGATCAGTATATGGCGATCAAACTGGTATTGGAACAGACAGTTTGGCGACAGGTGGACCATATTTCTTGAATTCGTCTTATTCAAATCGTGAAGTAACAGCAGACTGTGTTGTTCAAGCTTCAGGCGTAGCTACTTGGGCACAAGTTAATTATGATCCAGATTTGTCGGCATCAATTAACAACGTAACATTGTTTTATGTTGATGTTGGATTTACGGGATCAACAGCTTTGGCTTCGTTAGATTTGTCCAATGTTCATAATTTTAGTATTAGTGGTTCTAGTACTAATTGGAGTCAAGTTAAAGGTGTTTACAAACGTCATAATACGGTTGTTAGTTCAACAACTGGTCGCGTTAGAATTTTCTACTCAGGTACGACAGCCACCACAGATTTGTTTGGAACTAATATTGGTATTACTGGTTCTTACGTAAAAGCAACAGGTCTTACGGTAGATAGCACTGGCGTGGTTTTGGCCCCAGTTTTTGAAAGTGATTTCGCAGCCGACATTATACCAGAAATTGATATCAAGATTCAATCGGTAAGCGTAACTGCAAAAACTCGTAAGTTGAAGGCAAAATGGACACCTGAACTTGCTCAAGATTTGAATGCTTATCAAAACCTTGATGCAGAAGTTGAATTAACTTCAATTTTGTCAGAACAAATTGCTCTTGAAATTGATAGAGAAATTTTGGCAGAGTTGTTGAAAGATTGCACAGGATCTACATACTATTGGTCTCGTAAGCCTGGTGATTTTGTTGACAAAACGACAGGTGCAGCCGCAGCCGGTTCGTCTTTTACTGGTACGGTTCGTGAATGGTATGAGACCTTGGTTGAAACGATTATCGACGTTGCCAATCAAATTCATCGTAAAACCTTAAGAGGGAAAGCAAACTTCTGTGTTTGTGGACCTGATATTGCTACGATTTTTGAAGCGACAATGTTATATAAACCAACCTTGAGCTTAGATCCCAAAGAAGCTATGTTTACAATGGGAATTGAAAAAGTTGGTGCATTAAATAACAGATTTACAGTCTATGTGGATCCTTATTTCCCGCGTAACCAAATTTTGATTGGCTACAAGGGCAATAGTTTCTTGGAGACTGGTTATGTTTATGCTCCATATGTTCCTCTAATTGTAACCCCAACCATTTTCGCTCCAGAAGATTTCACACCCAGAAAAGGCGTAATGACACGTTATGCCAAGAAAATGGTGAGAACTGATTTTTATGGGAAAGTTGTTATATTAAATATGAACGTAATTTGATGTATACAATATAACTAGAATAAAATAAGAAAAAGGGGCTTCGGCCCCTTTTTCATTTGACAAACAATAAAAAATATGGTATAATAGAAATATGGGCAAAAAATTTACAGCGCAAGAGGTTAATGAAAAAGTAAAGCAAATTAGCAGTGGAATAATATCTTTGGATGAGTCAACTTATATAAACATGAAAACAAAATGTATATTTATTGATAAGCATTATGGAAAATGGGAAGGATATCCAGATAACGTTTTGAATAAAAAAATGGGTCACCGTCAAAGAGCCGTACAAAATAATAAAATGTCGTTAGAAAAAATAAAAGATAGGATATTTAATATTCACAATGATAATGTTGTTATTGATGAATCTACTTATATAAATATGTTAACAAAAGCACGTTTTATTGACAAAGACTTTGGGGAATGGTGGACTGTGCCAAACAACGTTTTAAATAAAAAATGCGGGCACCCAAAAAGGGGAATATTAAAAAATACAATAAATCAAAGATTTTTGATAGAAAAAGTTAAAAAAAATTTATTTAACGTTCATGGTATAAATGTAACCTTAGATGAATCAACTTATGTGAACATGATGACGAAATGTAGATTTATTGATAAAGATTATGGCCCGTGGTGGGCTACCCCAAATAATATTATATATTGGAAAAAGGGCCACAAAATAAGAGGATATTTAAAGCAAATAAAATCTTCAAACAATATAACAATAAAACAAAATTGGGAAACAAATGAAGAAGTTTTATGCAAGGGCGGATACGAGGTAAAAACCGTGGATCGTTGGAACAAAAATAAAGAAAGATTTAAATGGCAAATTCCTTTTAAAAATGAAGAGAAGAGATATATTTATTTTGTGGATGCCTATCTTCCTGATAAGAACATTTATATTGAAATAAAAGGATATTTTTGGGATCAAGACGCACTTGATAAATGGACATGGTTTCATGCAACTTACCCAAATAGTGAACTTTGGGACAAGAAAAAACTTAAAGAACTAAATATATTATAATACTATATTCTTTAAGACGATTTTAATAAAAATATTATCTTTTTGATAAGTACACACCTAATTATTATCAGCATATTAATTTTTAACTTTTTTAAGGGAGATATAAAAAAATGATAGCAAGTAATGGCGAAGGCGGCGGCCTTTATTATAAATCAAGAAATAAGTACGCAATTAAAACGGACAATACAGATAGATTGACTGTTGATAATTCAAGTGTTACAGTTACTAATAACCTCAACGTATCTAAAGATATTAATGCGGCTGGTGGTTATGCAATGGCGTTTACGTTTGCTAAACCATGCGTAAAACAAGGCACTTTTTCAAGCATGACGGCATCCTATATGTCGTCTGCCGACGATCTTGTTGCGGTGGCTTATGTTGGCGTTCCAATGCCTCGTTCGGGATCAGTTTTGGGCTTGTCAATTAGACCACGTTTTGGTGAAGTTGTCAAATCCGGTTCGTTGTCAGCATCCATTATGATTGACAATGTAAACGTAGCTTGTAATTTGTGGTTTTCCACTGGTACATTTAAGTGCGCCAATGCAGTTTCAAAGGATTCAATTACTTTTACGGAAGGTCAGGCACTTGGTGTAAGTTTAACGGCAAGCTCAGCGTTTTTATCCGAACCCACTATAACAAGTGCAAGTTTTATCGCAACAGTTTTGATTGAGTGCTAATAAAACAAGAGGACTAAAAATATGATTAACACTGGCGGTGATCCGAACGGTAAAGTTGTGTATAATGGAAAGAATTGGGTATTAACAGCCGACGGAAAGACCAAGGCTACTTTTACCAGAGATGAGACAACTTTTAATAATTCAATCTCTGCATCAGGCGATGTAAGTGTTGGTAAAAATATTAATATAGCAGGAACTGCTTATTTAAAAGAAACTACAATTACAGGTGCTCCAATAGTTGCGGGGAATATGACGTTTTCTGGCACAGTAAATACAACTGGTGATACCAGAGTAATTGGAAGATTGTCTGCATCCACATATTTAGAATTGGGTGCAAATGCTATATCCGGCAATGCAAGTATTGGCTTTAATAAATCCATTTTATTGGGGAATAATACTTTTTCAGGCTCGGCTGCAATTGAAACCAACCAATCTTTAAAAGTGATAGGTCTTCTTTCTGCATCGACCTCTCTTGAACTTGGGGCCAATGCAATTTCTGGTAATACTGATATTGGATTTAATAAAGATATTAGGGCACTTGGTGGTTTTGCTATGCCGTTGATATTCTCTTTGAATAATCTAAAACAAGGTGAGCGTGCTTTTATGACTTGCTCATATTTATCGTCAGCAGGAAATATCCCATTTGCCATGGACGGTTTGCCCATGGTGAGAAATGGATCCGTTTTGGGTATTGTCGTAGCTACAAAACGTGGCAATATAATCAAATCTGGAGGCTTTTCAGCCTCTGTTATGGTTGATTATATTAATACTTCTTGCTTGGTCGTTACGCACACTGGTACGATAGTATCAGGTACTATAACTGGTGCAAAATTGTTCAGTGCGTCAAAAGATACTATAACCTTTAATGCTGGTCAAATGATTGGCGTAAGTTTAACCGGTACTGCACCAGATGGTTCGGACGTAGGATATCACTCTGAACCTGACATATTAAGCGCAAGTTTTATAGCGACAGTACTAGTCGAATGTTAAAGAAAAAAATAAAATAAAATAAATTAAAATATAAAAAGCCTCCTTTTGGAGGCTTTTTTATTGCATTAACCTTTATAATTTGATAATTATAGAAGAGGTGCTCATAAATGAAAAAATTAAAAGATATTTATGAAAACATACAAGATAGAAGTTCACTAATAAAAGCATTAAAAAATAACGATTATAAACAAGCCGAAAAAGCAGTTTCCGGAAAGAATCCTCAAAATTTTGGGTTAACTGATAAAGATTTTAAGGAAATATTAGGGGCAATAAAATCCAATAACTTGACCAAAGCTAGGAAAATATTTAGTGTAGAAAAAGAATATATTCCAACGTCAAATTTAAACACATTAAATAAATATGAAATAGAAGAGCTTATTAACTTTATTGACAAATTTTCCGGGGCTAAATATGAGAGAAGTTCTGAATGGCAAGAAGCAGCAAACGTATTAGAAAGATATTACTTGTTAAAAAATAAAGATGTTGATATAAGACAATTTAAAAGTAGTTGGGCTGATGAATTTCAATCAATATTTTCTATATTAGATTCATATTATGACAACAACACACAAACACCCGCAGAAAGACAGAGAATTGAAAAAATATATGATAAAGTATTTGAACAAAGCGGACAAACAGGAAGCGGAACAGAAAAAATAAAATAAAAATATATTTTAAGGAATAAATAAATGTCAAATATATTAACATTAGACTTAACAGCAAGTTTTAAACACGCAGTATCTCCAACTCCTTTTGGAGTATATGATGCAGACGTACACTTTTCTGGTACTGCGGATAGTATGATCAAGTTCGTTTATAACAAGTTAGGTGGTAATACTTTACAGGTAGAATTAACGAACAAGGATGTTTATACGTGTTTGGAAGAGGCGGTTTTAGAATATAGTGCAATGGTCAACTCATATCAGGCAAAGTCAATTTTGGCAGACGTGATCGGCGCACAGACGGGATCTTTGGAAGGGAAAGAGCAAAAATTGGCAAGAATGAGTTTGGCGTTGGCGAACAGGAAGGCTGACGCTTATTCGAGTGAGGCGTTGGTTGGAGGTACACAACACTTGTATTCGGCGTCTATTGCTTTGAGCAGTAGTGTGCAAGTGTACGATTTGCAAGGGATTTTGACAAGTAGTGGGGTGGTGGCAGCAGGACAAAGAGTTTCGATAAAGGAGATCTTCCATTTCAGTCCGACTGCCGCATATAGGTTCTTTGATACAACCTCGGCAGTCAATTATTTGCACAATGAGTTTAGTTTTGAAAGCTTCAGTCCAGATACGGTGTTCTATCTTTTGCCGATTTGGGAAGACGTTTTGAGATCTCAAACGCTTGAACAATCATTTAGAGTTAGAAGATCAAACTATTCTTATGATCTGATCGATAATGTTTTAAAAATTTATCCAGTTCCAACGAGCAATACACATCTTCACTTTACATACTATTTAGCAAATCTTGATCCTTGGTCAGATGCTGACGATCCTTTGATAAATGGAGTTTCAAATTTAAGCAATATTCCTTTTGGAAATATTTCATATTCAAAATTAAATTCTATTGGCAAGCAATGGATAAGGCGCTTTGCGTTCGCGCTTGCAAAAGAAATACTTGGCCAAGTAAGAGGAAAAGTTAGTACGATACCAATTCCGAATGGCGACTTAACACTCAACGGAGCTGAATTGGTTTCGGCAGCGAGAGAAGAGCAACAAGCATTGAGAGAAGAATTAAAGCTGTTGTTAGATGAAATGACATATGATAAACTCGCACAAAAAGAAATGGAGCAAGCTGAATCGTTAAAACAGATCCTGTCAAAAATTCCGATGCGGAATTTTTATACGGATAATTTTACTTGACAAAATAATAAAAGTATGGTATAATAAAGTTATAATTATATTAATAAAATGAATAAAAAATTTTGTAATAAATGTAAAACTGAGAAAGAATTGAGTTGTTTCGGAAAACATAAAGGACACAAAAGCGGCTTGCAGAGCGTTTGTAAAGAATGCAAAAGAAAACAAGATAAAGAAAATTATGAAAAAAATAAAGAAACTATATTAGAAAAACAAAGAAATGATCCAAACACTAAAATTCGTCGTAAAAAACAATATGAGAACAACAAAGAAAAAGAATTAGAAAGAGGAAAAAAATATAGACAAGAACACCCAGAAGAAATAAGTTTGTATAATAAAGGATATAAACAAAGTCACAAAAAAGAGAGAAATTTACACGAAAAAGAAAAAAGAGATGGTGATATTTTATACAGGCTAAAGTCAATATTAAGAGGTCGCTTAAGAGACGCGATAAAAAACAATTACAAATCAGGCTCCGCAGTACGCGATCTTGGTTGTTCAATTGCCGATCTAAAAATATGGCTTGAACAGCAATTTTATCCACATCCAATAACTGGCGAAATGATGACTTGGTCAAATTATGGTCAACTATGGCATATTGATCATATTTATCCATTGAGCGCAGTTGATTTGACCGATAGAAAACAATTATTAAAAGTTTGCCATTGGTTTAATTTAAGACCTCTTTGGAAAGAAGAAAACCTTAAAAAAGGAAATAAAATATGAAAACACTAAAACAACTATATAACGAAATGAAAGGTCGGTTTGGCCGACAAAAAAGGTTCAAAACTTTCTGATTTTGACCCTGAACAAGTGAAAATGGGCTTGGCAATAGAACGCGAACATACCGACGACCCAAAAATAGCTTTGGACATCGTACTTGACCATTTAACCGAAAATCCGAAATATTATTCTGCATTGAAAAAAGCAGGATTATAAAAAAAGAAAATAAAAATTATTTAACAAGGAACAAATAAAATGAGTTTACCAGATATTAGTTCAATTTATCGTATAATGAACTGGCATAAAGATAGAACAGAAAAGAACAAAGACGTTGGAGTATTTATACCAATTCCTGCTGACTTGTCCAAACAATTTCCCGAAAACGCTCAAGACACTTCACCAAAACACATAACCCTCTTATACATTGGCAATGTTAATCCATTATTTGAGAACAAGCTCAAAGAAGTTGTCCAAACTGTTTGTCAACAATTTCGCCCTTTTAAAATCAAAATAGGTAAAAAACAGCGTAGATTTTTTGACAATAACGGTGACAAGACCTCTCACTTCCCCATATTTTCGCGCAAACTCAAAGAGTTTAATTCTGTGTTAAGACAAGAACTATTGCGCAATCATATTGCAGTTGACAGTAAACACCCTGAATATAATCCACACATAACAGTTGAAAAAATTAAAGAAGGGGAAAGACCAAAATTTAAGAAATTAAAGTTTGAAGAAAATCAAGTTATGACAGTTGAACATATTTGGATTTGGCGGAGGTTCTGAACCCTGCATGATACCAGTAGGAAAAAATAAATAAAACATAATAAATAAAAATAAAAAAGATTTTAGTGTATATCGTAGACTAATTATTTTATAGGACAAAAAATTGGCCAAGTTATTTGTAACTGACAAAGAAATAAATTTTTTCAATTCAATAAATAAAGAATTGATTCAAAGAATCGTCGGACAAGAGATAACATATTTTCATGTGAGCGTTGAAAAAAGTGTAGTTAATGATTTGTATAATGAAAGTATAGATAAAGTTGTTTATAGTCCAGTCGTCATTAATGCTTTAGTACTTTATAATCCACCAGAACAAACTTCAA